ACCCTGTGTTGGGAACTGGTTTTTATAGAGAAAGAGTTACGATGCAGGTTTTTGTGGTTGGTATGATCAACAAGGGAACTTCCGAAGTCCTTTCTCGTGCTGAATTAATCAGAGACAAATTTAAAAAAGGTTTAGTTCTTGTAGAAAATAACATACGAATTCATGTATTAAGAACACCACAAGTTTCTGGAACAGCAATTGCATCTGACAGAATTATCTGTCCTGTAATTATCGAACTAGTCGCAGAAGTGTATTCCGACTAAAGGTTTTCTGATACCTTAAATCAGTACATTTGCAAATGTCAAATCTAATTTGGAGAAAACAATATGCCTATTTCAAAAGGTACAGCCAAGCAAGTTGGCTATAAGAAAGAAACAACTTGGGGTACACTAGCCGGTAATACTTCTGGTAAGCTACTACGTCGAGTAACAGCTAGTTTTAACCTAGTAAAAGATGCTTATGAATCTGGTGAGATTCGCACAGACCGTCAAATTGCTGATTATCGTCATGGTGTACGCTCTGCTGAAGGTAGCTTAAACGGTGAACTATCTCCTGCTACTTATGCTGATTTCATGGGTTCAATTGTTGGTAAAGATTTCGTTGCTGGTCCATCAGCTACCGGTCTTTCAGTAACAATCGCCGCTTCTGGCTCACTATATACCGTAACTCGTGCTGCTGGTTCATGGTTAACCGATGGTTTCCAAGTTGGTATGGTTGTTCGTCTAACTGGTGCTGGTCTAAACGCTGCAAACTCTGGTAAGAACCTTCTAATCGCTTCCATGACTGCTACCGTTCTAACAGTAGCTGTAATGAACGGTTCAACAATGACTGCTGAAGGTCCAATTGCTTCTGTAACAGCAAATGGTACTGGTAAGGTAACTTCTGTACCTGCTTCTGGTCATACTGACGATTCATATACTGTTGAAGAATGGTATGCTGACATTGCACAGTCTGAAGTATATACAGGCATGAAGCTAAACAGCATGGCTGTTCAACTACCTGCTACTGGTCTAACAACTGTAGACTTTGGTTTTGCTGGTAAAGACCTAACACAAAAGGGTACAACTCAGTATTTCACTTCACCAACTGCTCAGAACTCAAACGGTATTTTTGCTGCTGTTAACGGTGTAATGCTTGTTGCCGGTCAACCTGTTGCTCTAGTAACTTCTGCTGACTTTACAGTAGAACGTGCTACAGAAAATGCAACTGCTGTAGGTTCTAACTCTGTTGCTGAAATCTTCACTGGTCGTATTCGTGTAACAGGTAATCTAAGTGTTTACTTCCAAGATGCTACTTTCCGTGGCTACTTTGATGCTGAAACACCTGTTACTCTAGTTCTAGCTCTAACTACAGATAGTACTGCTAACTCACAATTCGTAACCTTTACACTACCAAAAGTAAAACTAGGTAGCTTCACAAAGGATGACGGTGAATTAGGTATCGTTGCATCCACAAGCTTCCAAGCTCTTCTAAACGATGTAACTACCGCTGGTCTACCAGCTACTACAATCCAGATTCAAGACTCTGCTGCTTGATAACTGACGTAAACCCGAGGGAGAAATCCTTCGGGTTTTTCTTTGTTTACAACTCTTGATTTTATTTGTTATTTGTGCTATAATGGTTACTTCATTAACAATGAAAGGAAATTATGTCACTAGATTTAGCAAAAACAAACCTAGCCGATGCTGCTGATGCTGGCTATGAATTCGAAGTAAAACTCCCCGGTACTGGCGATCCAACAGGTGCTTTTATCACTGTCCGTGGTGAAATGTCAAAGACTGTCAAAGCTTATGCTCGTCAGAAGTTTCGTGAGTTTCAACTAAAAGAACAACAGGCAAAACGCCGTGGTAAGCAATCCGACGAAATGACACTTGAAGAAGCCGAAGAACTTGCGGTAGAAGCCGCAGTAGTTCGTGTCATTAGTTGGAAAGGTATTACCGAAAATGGTAAAGAAGTACCATTCACAAAAGAAAACGCAGAAAGAATCTTTACAGAACACTCATGGATTCGTGAGCAAGTTATGGAGGAATCAAATCAACTGCTAAACTTTCGCTGCTGATGATGTAAACCAAACCATTGAGTATGCTGAACAAGAATTTAAATTATCCGTAAGTTTTAAAGATGGTAATACATTACGTGATCAATTAAATAATGTTTGGCGACAAACTGGTAGAAAACCAAAAGAACTTGAAGAAATGGTAGAACTACCTTCAAGTTGTGAACATGTTTGGAAATGGTTTATTGACTTACACAGTTCAAGATCAAGTAGTGGTTTTGGCATAAATCCAATATCATATTCAGATATCTATTCTTATTTTAATTTAATTGGTATGCAACCAGATGAATGGGAATTAGATTTGATTAAAATCATAGATAGAAAAGTTTTGAATATACACGCTAAAGAAGCTGAAAAGAATTTAAATAAAAAATAAACCAGCCCCTTAATTGGGGCTTTTATCTTTGTGAATTATCTTTAGTTTATAAAGATAAAATCTTCCATACAAACAGGAGACAATCATGGAATTAACGCAATTAAAGTTTGTCGTTGATACTTCAGATTTAAAGAATGCAGCTACTGAAATTGAAAGATTAGGTGTTGCTGTAAATAAACTGAACAAACCAATGCAAGAAGCTGCAAAGGCTTCTAGCAATCTAAATAAAGAACAGACCAAGAGTTCTAGCACTGCTAAAGAAGTCGAAGCAACAACAAAGAAACAAGTTAGCGTTTTAGAACGTCAACAAATGATTCTTGAGTTCATGACTCAAGGTTTCTCCAAAGGTCAATCTTCACAGTTAGCATATGCTAAAGCCGCTGGTGCAGTTACTACTGAGATTGAACAGTTAGGTAAAGTGCTTCAGACACAACGCACTTTGATGGGTACTGATCCATTCGATAAGAGTCTTGGTGCTATGCAAGCTCTTAAAAACGAATATACAGTAATTAAAGAAGTTCAAAGACTATACAATGCTGAGTTAGGTTTGAGCAAATCTCAAATGGAAGACTTGGCTCGTGAGAAACTTCGTTTAATCGAAAAGTTCAAGCTTGAAGGTGCATCACTAAATGATGTAAAGCAAGGTCTTAGAGATTTAAAGACAGCATATGTTCAAAACGCAAATGCTGAAAATTCAATTACTCAGTCAATCCGTTCAAGACAAAAGGCTATTCAAGATACTGCAAAAGCACAAGACTATGTATCTCGTGAATTTGAACGAGTAAATAGATTAACTGCCGACAACGGTAATATTACGAGTGCTACAAATAACAAGCTTATCGCAATGGAAAAAGCCTTGCGTATGAGTGGTATGTCTGCTGCTGAACAGACAAGTAAGCTTGAAGCATATAGAAAGAGTCTAGAGTCAATTCAAAAAGCTTCTGGTCAAAGACAAGTTGATTACTTATCTCGTGCCCTCGGTCCACAGATTACCGATATTTTCGTCGGTCTTGCGACAGGTCAATCTCCAATGATGGTCTTGTTACAACAAGGTGGTCAATTACGTGACCAATTTGCTCTAGCAGGTGTTGCTGGCGCTCAAATGGGTGATATGCTTGTTAAAGCAAGTAAGGCAATGGTTACCAGTGTAAAAGATATTGCTTTCGCTGTCGGTGATCTATTGCTAAAAGCAATACTAGGTGTTGGATCAGCTATTGTTGGCTCTTTAATATCGCCGTTCAAAGTGCTATATACGACAATGGTTGGTATGGCAACTGGTACAATGACTGCAACTGCTGCTCTTGAGGCACTGAAGATTGCCACTTTAAATCTTGCTAAAACAGGTATTGGTGCGATTCTAATTGGTCTTGGTGCATTACTATACGAATATATTCAAGTAACTAAAGCAAACACTGATTTATCACAAGCGATTGCATTGACAGGTGCTAGTTTGGGGATGTCTCGCAATGAAGCTATTGCATTTGCAGAAACTCTAAGTCAAAAGACAGGAACAAGTACATTAAAGTACATTGGTATCTTAACTGAATTTGCTAAGGCCGGTGCTAATGTTGACGAGGGTATTATTCAGTTAGCTTCCGACATCGATAAATATCTTGGTCAATCATTAGATCAGACAGCACAACAATATGCTGAATTATCCAATGAACCAACAAAAGCTTTAGTCAAGATAGCACAACAACAAGGTTTTGTGAATGAAGCAACTCTTCGTCAGGTTTATGAATTAGAAAGAGTTGGCAGAAAAACTGAAGCTGCTACTATAGCTCAAAAAGCTTATCAAGAATCACAAAAAAATGCACTAGCTGATGCTAAAGCCAATTTAGACCCTTTACAAAAATTATGGATTGATGTAAAATCTGCGATTAGCCAAGCAAGTGAAGCTGTTTATGAATTGTTAAAATCTGGTCCAGTAATTGCAACATTTAGAACCATATGGGAAACCGTAGCAGTTGTCATATCAGAAGTTTGGTATGTCATAAAGCAAACAGGTATTGAGATTGGTGGTATTGGTGCTCAAATTGCTGCCGTAATGCGAGGCGATTTTGCTGGTGCTAAAAGCATTGGTGAGCAAATGAAAATTGATGCTGATCTTGCTAGAAAGTCACAAGATGAATTAGTTAAGTCGATTCTAGACAGAAACAAGGCCGAATCTGAAGGTTCAAAGATAACAGGAGAACAGAGAAAAGCTAATTCTGATGCTGGTAAGTCTTTCATGGACAGAATGCAACTTCAGAAAGAATCTTTAGACTTCTTTAATCAAACAATGAAAGAAGCTGCGAAGATTGAAACTGAAGCTGCTTTTGCTGGTTATGAATTGAACGCTGCACAGCGAAAAATGATTGAGATTATTTCTGATGTTAAATTCCAGAAATTAACTCAGGATAAGCAATCGGAACTTTTAGCCAGATTAGCTAATGC